GGTTACCTCAAAGGCTTGGAGCTTAGCAAATAAAGAAAAAGTAAAGTCTTATTGTAGGGCTTGGTACGAAAAAAACCCCGGTAAGGTAGCCGAACACGCCGTCAAACGTAGAGCCGCTAAATTACAGCGTACAGTTTCATGGTCAAATAAAAAGCTGATTGGACAGATATACAAACAAGCTAAAGAGTTGTCCATAGAGACAGGTGAATCTTACCATGTGGATCATATCATCCCTCTTCAAGGTAAGCTTGTATCAGGACTACATGTAGAAACAAACCTTCAAATTCTATTAGCACACGATAACATTTCTAAATCAAACAAGTTTCAGCCTTAGACGGAGACAGAGTATGAAGCCAACTAAAATAACAAATGATAAACCTAAGCATGACTCAAGTAGGATAGGCGATCTAGCAGAGCATTACGCTATAACATGGTTGTGGGATAATGGTTATCAAGTCTTTAGAAACTGTGGATGCACAGGCCCTATTGATATTGTTGCTATGACACCTGAAGGAGAACTAACCCTGATAGATGTTAAGTCTTACAAGGATAGTCGTCTCTCTAAGAGAACAGACACGCAGAAAGAACTTGGTGTTCAGTACCTACACTACAACTCTCATACACGGAAGATACGATTCGTGAGGCATCGCAAATGAAAGATCTAGATAATTTAATACCTGATATCTATGCTGTACTTGAAGGGCTTAACTCTGACGTAGGCATAGACATACCAGAAGAACTGACAGAAGAGTTTCTTGTTAACATGAGAGAGGCTCTTGACGGTTGGTCAACCCCTCACCTACAGTCAAAGACTATCCGCATGTCTAACGTAGGTCGTCCTATACGTAGGGTGTGGTATGACATGCAAGATACTCCTGAGACTAAAGAGAAGCTGCATCCTTCTACTTTCATTAAGTTTTTATATGGGCATCTACTAGAGCAGATTGCGATACTACTGATTAAACTATCAGGACATACTGTAACGGCTATGCAAAAACAAGTAGAGGTTGATGGTATCAAAGGACACATGGACTGTAAGATAGATGGTGAGGTTGTTGATATCAAGACAGCCTCTAACTTCTCTTTTAAAAAGTTCTCTCAGGGTACACTAGTTAACGATGACCCATTCGGTTACATGGCTCAGTTAGCTGGCTACGAAGAAGCAGAGGGTACAGAGGATGGTGGTTTCTTTGCTATCAATAAAGAGACAGGAGAGATTTGTTTGTTTAGACCGGGACAGCTTTCCAAGCCTAACATCAGAACTAGAATAGCAAGTATCAAAGATAGCCTAGAGAAAGATACACCCCCTGATATCTGTTACTCTGAACTAGCAGAAGGAAAGAAAGGTAACCTTAGACTAGCCTCTGGCTGCGTGTACTGTCCTCATAAAGGTAAGTGCTGGAAAGATTCAAACAATGGTGTAGGTCTAAGAGCTTTTAAATACTCTAATGGCGTTAAGTATTTTACAAGGGTTATATCAATGCCAAAAGTACAAGAGGTATACTTAAAATGAATAGACGTTTATCTAAAAGAATTAACAAGAAAGCTTTAGACATCTCTACTGAATGGTTGAAGACTGTTCTTCCTGACTCAGAGATTGAGAAGATAACCAAAAAAGATATCACTACAAAGAATCCTTTGTCTGCTAAAAACGGAACAGCTTGGTCAATCCCTTACTCTTACAGAGGATCTAAGGCTTACATCAAGTTAATTTTAAAAAGGAAGCTAAAAGATTTAGATGATATTACTATACGTGATATCGAAGATAGAGTTAGAAAGACAAGAAGCTCGTGATAGAACCATCAGATGTATTAGATACAGAGCCAGAGTTAACCATTGTTAACCTAGCACGTTTCTTCCTATCACAACAAAGCACTATTGCTGATGTTCCTATAGAGGTTGTCTATCAACTTATAGTTCTGTTAGAATTAGAAGCAGTAAAAAGAAAAGGGTTAGTACACTGACATGAAAAGAAAACCACGCGCTAAAAGACCTGTTGAAGAAGGTAAACCTGCTGGTTATGATTCTAAGTGGGAGAAGGTTCTACACGATACCTTGCTTCAAGAATGGGATCATCACGATGGTAAGATTCCTTATGTGATAGATCATAACTACCACCCCGACTTCACAAAAAAGATAGGTCGTAAAAAGATAATCATCGAAGCTAAAGGTAGGTTCTGGGACTTCGGTGAATTCAGTAAGTATATCTGGATAAGAAAGTCTTTACCTAGTGACACGGAGCTAGTGTTTCTTTTTGCTAATGCTGAAGCACCGATGCCTCAAGCTAAGAAACGTAAAGACGGTACTAAAAGAAGCCACGGTGAATGGGCCACGGCTAATGAGTTCAGATGGTTTACTGTTGAGACAGTGCCAGAAGAATGGAGAAGTGAAGAATGAGTTCAGACGAAACAACTAACGAACGGACAGGATACCTTATGTTAAATAACGCAACAGCTGATGAGTGGGATGCCGTACACAGAGCTGCTAGAGATTCAGAAAGTAGTAAACAGACTGATCTTTTTCCTAAAGACTTTGATATAGTTAATAAGCCTTCTCATTATAATAGTGGTAGTATAGAGTGTATTGATGGTATTAGAGCTATGCTTACAGATGAAGAGTTTATAGGTTACTTACGGGGCAACTCTCTTAAATACCGCTGGCGTTACCCACATAAGAATGGTGTAGAGGATTTAAAAAAAGCTGAGTGGTATGAGAACAAACTGCTAGAGGTTTTGGAAGATGTTAGAAAAAAACTATCTTGATAGAAAAACAGAGAGACGCGGTAAGTTCAACAAGAAGCGTAAAGGCAAGGTTACTAAAGACCACAAGAACTTTAAAAGCATTAAAATAGAAGAACTCAGAAGCTTAGAAAGCAGTGAGGACTTACAACTAGTTCAGGAGAACATAGATGGATCAGTATCAGCAGTACATACACAAGAGTAGATACGCTCGTTATTTAGACAGCGAACAAAGAAGAGAGACATGGGATGAAACAATAGACCGTTACCTACAGTTCTTTATAGATAGAGAACAGATTAATAACAACGAAGCACAGCTTTTAAAGAAGTCTATTACAGCCCAAGAAGTAATGCCTTCTATGCGTTGTCTTATGACAGCAGGTATAGCACTAGAGCGGGACAATGTAGCAGGGTTCAACTGCTCTTACCTTCCTATTGATAGCCCTCGTTCTTTTGATGAGCTTATGTACATCCTCCTGTGTGGTACAGGCGTAGGCTTCAGTGTAGAGCGTGACTACGTTAACCAGCTTCCAGTAGTGGCTGACAGCTTCCACGATACAGAGTCAACCGTTGTTGTATCTGACAGTAAGATAGGCTGGGCCAGTGCTTTCAGAGAGCTTATAAGCCTTCTCTACGCAGGTAAAGTTCCTAAGTGTGACCTAACTAAGATACGTCCAGCAGGAGCTAGGCTCAAGACCTTTGGAGGCAGGGCAAGTGGCCCACAGCCTTTAGCAGATCTGTTCAACTACGCAGTACTACTGTTCAAAGGTGCAACAGGACGTAAGCTTACTTCACTAGAGTGTCATGACTTAGTGTGTAAGATCGCTGACATTGTTGTTGTAGGCGGTGTTCGTCGTTCTGCTCTTATTAGTTTAAGTAATGTAACTGATAACCGTATGTCTAATGCAAAGAACGGTAACTGGTACGACACTAACGGGCAACGAGCCTTAGCTAATAACAGTGCTGTTTACTCAGAGAAGCCTGACTTCGATACTTACTCAGGAGAAATGAAACGTCTCTACGATTCTAAGTCCGGTGAGCGTGGTATCTTTAGTCGTATTGCTGCTCAAAAGATTGCAGCGCGTAACGAGCGTAGAGATGCTACCTTTAAGTTTGGTACTAACCCTTGTAGTGAAATCATCCTTAGACCTTATCAGTTCTGTAACCTTTCAGAAGTTATTGTAAGAGCTGATGACACTGAAGAGACTCTTAAAGATAAAGTTAAGGTTGCTACGATCTTAGGAACACTACAATCTACAATGACAGACTTCCGTTATTTACGTAACGTATGGAAAAAGAACACCGAAGAGGAAGCATTGCTAGGTGTGTCTATGACAGGGATCATGGACTGTAAACTAACCAATGGTTCTACAGGAGATGAGAAGCTTGGTAAGCTTTTAGAAACGTTAAAGGCTGTAGCAGTCAAGACTAATAAGAAGTGGGCAGAGACTCTGGGTGTTAATCAGTCTGTTGCTATCACATGCGTTAAGCCTAGTGGAACAGTTTCACAGCTTACTGACAGTGCTTCAGGTATCCATCCTCGTTTCAGTGATTACTACGTCAGGACTGTACGTGCTGATAAGAAAGACCCTCTTGCAACAGCAATGATTGAAGCAGGGTTTCCTCACGAAGAGGACGTAATGAACATGTCTAACTGGGTATTCAGCTTTCCACAGAAAGCCCCTAACAAAGCAGTCACTGTTGAAAGCATGGGCGCTATGGAGCAGCTATACTTGTGGAAGATCTATCAAGATCACTGGTGTGAGCATAAGCCTTCCATGACCTGTTACTACAACGACGATAACTTCTTCGCTGTCTGTCAATGGATCTGGGAGAACTTCGATAGCGTCAGTGGTATTAGTTTCCTTCCTGAAGCAGAGCATGTATACAAGCAAGCACCTTATCAGAAGATTGACAAAGTAGAATATACTAAGTTACTGAAAGAGATGCCTAAGGACATGAGCTGGGACTTAGCAGAGTCTAGCGATAATACTGAAGGATCACAGACCTTAGCGTGTGTTGCGGGAGTGTGTGAGTTATGAGAGCTAACATCATATCCTTTCAAGTGTATATAGATTCTAATGGTAACCTGATGACTGACTTTAACAAGCTTCAAGAAGAAGGATTAGATCTCTTTGACACAGAGGATAGGGTGTATGTTGAAAAAGCATTGCGGGAGGCTACTGTTAAACTAGAAGGTCTTCATAACTATTTGCAGAGGGAGTTACAGGCGCTGTGATAACAGAAGATATTTTTATGTTACCAGAAACGCCTTTGGCATTAGCACTACGTG